ACAAGCTGCAATTAATTGTTGACGCCGCATTTCGTAATGCTCGCGTCCGTGTGCAAACCATTCGTGTAAGGCAACTTCCACGCACGAACAAGCAACTTCTTTCTTCGTCACTTTTTTCGAACGCACATTGCTGTGTAGACATTTAAAAATGGAATCTTCGTCCAAGGCACCTATTTCTGTGCCAATTTCTTCAATATAGACGCTTTTCCTTTTTAAAAAATCCACATAAGCTTTATGTAAGAAAGCTACCTCATCGTTAGTTTTATCCGGCAATGTCAAACCCATATCATGCTCTTCCAAAAAACGCTTGTAAGTAATAAAATTGAACTCTTCAAACTCTTTACGGACCGAGCCAGTAGCATCATCGCCATATGTCAAAAGGGCAACACACTCTCGAAAATTACGTTCTTTAGGAAACACATGAAAGAAACCCATGCGAGCATATAAACTACCCGCAACGCTATTTACATACACGGTCATATTATTTCCAGACGTATTCATAGCCATCGCCATGAGCATCGATCCATTCATATCAATTAAAGGATGACAAATGTCAACTATCATATTTTTCATGATGGTCAATGCTTCATCAGGATAACCCATTGCTTGGGCGATCTCTATGAAAATGTTCCATACAGTACGTGTAATCTGGGAATTCATCCTTACGTCAAAACTGGAATAATCCCATCCGAGCATCTTGTCGTCCGAAGAATACTTGGTTGCATGATCCATCAATTCTTTCCATTGTGGACCAAATGCATTCACTCCAACAGCTAACTCAGCTAAAATAGGGTGCATACATAAGAAACGTGCAACAGGCAAGCAATACATACGGATTAATAGTCCTAATGCCACAGGTGCGGCTTGAAAAACACGCACTTTGATCTTGTCCAGTTTTGTGGGTTCGTCCTTCAAAGTGGCCGTCGTAACTGGATATGCTCTGTCCCCGTTAAGATAACAAGAACATAGGCGCTCATACTCCTCCACAATTAGAGGTGTTGGTATTCTGTTTAAGATACGACCACGATCGTCAAATTCTTCCACAAAATACAACGGAATGCCTTCTGCATCAACTTTGTTTTTCGGACCAAAATTTGGAAACCCGGTTCCTGTGTTCATAGGAATAGGATCGATAAATCGAATCCCATTAATCCCCATAATAGTTTCACGCATCGTTAGTGGACGCATCGTATCCACGCCTTCAGAACTTTCATAGTCTCTGAATGTGGGAATGACATCCAAAATCGGTTGTAACCAATCTCGTTTTGCGCGTTCCAATAATAGCGGATCAAACATTTTGCCTGGTTTGCCAAACTTGTCTACATTGGCGTTAAAAGGAACCCAATTACATTTCATCGCAGGTGGGCCCCATGTGTTGGGAATCCCACAATGTTTCTCAATGCGTTCTGACAGAAAAGATGGTTCAACGGCACTAGAGTGCTTGTTCCGTAGTTTCACGGAACCTATCTTGTGAACTTCATAATCAGTACCCATCTGCTGCAAATGTAATGCTTTTGGATGTATTTCCTTAGACACTAACAGTGATTTACCACACTGTGTTTCTGGAATCGCAGTTGCATTAGCCGACATAAAATACCCCGCAGTCTCAAAATACTTCATTGCATCTTCAATCTGTGGTTCGGTGCACGTAACACAAATTCCTGCATTCGTGCGAGAATTACCTCCTATGTGTAAACCAATAATGGCTGGCTCAGCAACATCACTTAGCACGGCGCTCATACAAGCTCCTTTCCTAGCGAGCTCTGTTTCATAACTTGCGCCATACATTGTCATGTGCGTATGTGATACTTTACCAAATTGAGCTGAAATCGCATCTGAAATATATTCTAATTCTTCAGTGAAACCAACTATCTGGCCTATTGTGCTTCCTTCAGGTTTCTCCTTAGGGAACCAGCGTAAAACACTGGCAATGTCTGGACAATTAGGAATCCATGCTGCTACTAAATCCATTTCTGGAAATTGATAGCACATAGAATACCGTATCTTACATGAAAACACACCTCCACTAGTATTATTTCGGTGTATGGTACATGTGACCAAATCTGACATCGGCTTACGCATATCACCATCCTTATAAAAGGTGTGTTTTGGCAACAGCATTAATGACTTTCGTGGGAAAAATACATTGCTTTTGGCAACGTAATCTCCATCAGAATGTGCGAATCTGGCCCAAGCCAAATTTTTCCGCACTACATTCATCAAATGCTTGCACGTTGAACCAGCAACACGTGAGGCTAAATTCTTTCCTCCATTTCCTTTCATTGCAAAACCAAACCACCCAGGCGCTTTCGCCACATCTGCATAATTATCTAATGTGTGTGGAGTGCGTCTAGTATTGTTCCAAATCACCAAAAAGGTAGAAACTGCAGCGACAGCTGTAATAGTAACAGCAGCAGTTCTCTTCCAATTGGCTTGCAACATCTGTCCATATCTTCGCAAAATAACATTGGAATTATGTGATATCAAATCGTTTACAAACTTTCGTTCGCGTGTAATCATACAATCACAATACGTCCAAGCTAAAATTGCAATAACAAGTGTATAAAACAATGCTTCACTCTGGGTACATATCATCAAAATGAAAATGCCCACTATGAAATTGCCAAGGAAATTGCGTGCTCGCAATGATCGGAAACATCTTCGTTTGAGACGATAGTCAATAGCAATGTGACGAAACCAACGTGAATTACTAATCCACGCAGGTAACAACCCTGCAGTGACTTCCAAATGGTCTAAAAGTGTAAACTCATTAAGCATGTCATGAACTTCATTCTTCAATGCATTCAAAAAAGTACAATCTGTAAAAAAATAATCTAACAGAAAAGATGCATAAAACGAAAACTGAGAAGATACATACTTAAGAACCATGGATCGCAAAACATGATTACCAAGTGATTGGGTTTCATTAGTCGCGATTGTCGCCTCATCATTTTGACATGTACAACACGTTTGTAAGCGTCCGCAAAGCAAACACGACACAGTGTTGTCATCATCACGAGGTGGTGGTGGAGGAGATGGGGGTCCTCCAGATGGTCCTCCAGGTGGTCCAACAGAAGGTGGCCCACCATTAGGAGGTGAAGAAGGCGGTATGCAAACACAATATTGCGGCAACATCTTACATGTTGGACAACATACAGTTTTTTCCAAAAATTGATTCTGCACAACTTGTTTAACCTGACGTGCTTCGTGCAATTGACTTAATCTTACTACAACACGCAAATATGTGCGCAAATCTATCTTTGTGCAATTAATCCGACTTCCATCTTCCATTACCAAGTCTAAAACAGTAAAAGTAGAAGCTCCTGAGCCATTATCAGACACAGTTTCCACTTTGAACTCCCAGACATCTAATATCTGATCTGGATCAGCATTTATGATGTCTGGATGATCTACATTAAGACTGGCTCCACCTGGAACACGATATCTTGGTTGCACTGCGGCCGACACGTGTATAAAACGCCTAAGAACTGCAACAGGATAATTGCTGTATAGTGCAGCATCTAAATGTTT